TATATATATATAATTATTATATATATACTTATATATTATACTTTATATTCTTTGTTTTTATTTACAGCTTGTTCAAATGCTTTCTGAATGTCATCGTGTACCTGATCTCCTAATCGAAATAATCTGTATGTTCGTCTATCAGGTTTATTTGTTTCTTCAATATCAGTCATTGCTGAGTAGAAGTTTTTTCTCATACACATTCCACTTGAACTTGCTCTATAAGTGTATTTTGAATGATCTTGTTGTTCATCATTCTTATCTCTAAGGTCAAAAATATAATCCTCAATTACCATTTCAATCAACCCTAATAATGATTTATTTTCTCCTGCCATTAACCCTAATTTCGCCCCAAATAGTAATACGATGCAACAAAAATTTAATATTAATTTTGTAAGGTAAAAATTATAATGAGCCTAAAAATATAAGGCTAAAAATATAACGCCCTAAGATTTTTAATCGCTCAAAAAAGTTATTTTTTTAAAAAAAAATTATAAAAAAAAAGAGAGCCACTAGATGAACTAATGACTCTCTGTAGACAAGGAAGTAAATTTATTCTACATGGTAGGTGTTGCCTCCTGTTCTAAGTTGTTTAAGTTTATCTATATTAATGGTGCGATAACCTTTATTCTGCATATCATATACACAGAGTAGGTTATCATAGTTATATCTTTTTTCACCACCTTTTAGATGCTTGACAACTCCTGTTCTGCAATTTATGTTTCTAATGCTACCATCTTTCTTGATGAAGGTAGCACCAAACACTTTACCATGTAGATCATATATCATCTTTTTGGCTAATTTCTTTTTAATTATCAAGCTCTTCCTCCTTTCTTTTTATAGATGAGCTTCTATGATTTTTTATCTTTGACATACAATCATATACCAAGTCTTTCAACTCAAGTAATGATTCTAGCTTATCTTCATCTACATAACCTTTATATTGATGTAAATCTGTTGCAACATTTAATATATCAGTTGCTAGGTCATCTGCTCTATCTTTAGCACAATAAAGTTGATCTTTTATAGAATCAGCTTCATCTAAAAGACAATCTACCTCATCTCTAATATCTTTCGCATCTAAAGATAAATTCTCTAATTTTTTTATTATTTCATGTTTACTCATATCTAACCTTTCTTATATATTATTTCATCTAATTGATCTAAGACTTTCTGCTTAGAACCTTTTAAGTTATACTCTTCTTTTACTACAGAATATACAGACCTACCTCTTCTTTTTATACCTTGTGTTTCTAGATACAAAGCACTTCTAAGAACTTTAAGTCTGAATATATCTATGTTCTCTTTACCTTTTATCATACTACTCATCATTGAATAAACTCCCTTGTATGGCTAGTGCAATGATTATCGCTATGAACAGATATACAAACCAAAAGTACATAGACATACCAAGAGATACATCTGCTACAATATATTGTATCATTTGAATATCTCCTTTGCTGTATATGGTTTCTCTATATATGTTGATATAACCATCTGCACAAGTACCTCAATATCCCAATGGTGTCTGTTAGGTATAGATCTGAAAGTTGCATCTCTCATATTATCATAGTGTTCTCTATCTTTGAATGGTGCAAACATTCTAGATCTCTTTTTACTTACTCTTGTCTTTGACATTATCTGCCTTTCTTTTTTTGTGTCTACATGGATTACATAGACCATCTACATAATTATATAGACTGTTATAATAATTTATACATCCATCAGTAGAACATCTTATATGCTCTGACTTTGGTTTCCTTGTGTGATTGTTTTTCATCTTCTCATTTATATATCCTCCTTAGTAAATATTATTTTATATATTTCTTCTGCATAGTCTAGATATTTACTTTTATACTCATCTTTTAAGTCTGTTACACGAATATACTCACAGCCACCATCATATGTAATATCGTTAAGTATTTTTATTAAAGAGCTGTAATGATATACTACATCTATTGACTCTATAGGTTTCTGTGTCTTTCTATCTACTAATACATAATCTGTTTTATATAGTTTTACTTTACTCATCTATAATCTCCTTAATGTTTTACATATGCTATTGTTTTTATTCTAGGATTCCAACACGCTCTACAGTCTAGACACTTTCCATCTTGTAGAAGTGAAGGACAAGTAAATTGTTTCTTGGATAACTTTACAGATCTATCGCTAATAGTTACAGATTGATGTACATCTTCTGATATATTATCTCTGTCAAGATGATCTATCTTGTCGTGTGACTGTCTGATAACTAGATTGTTTGGTATACTGTCTATACTAGATAGTAGATCTTTGTGTATCTGATATTCTCTAGTAGCTACCCAATGCTTTATATGTGGTGTCTGTCTGCATATCTCTACAATATCTTGTAGCATAGATAAACTCTGAACATCGCCACTATCAAACCATCTGAAGTATCCTTTCTTAGATACAGATTGACTGTTCATAATTGTAACCATTTTAGATATCCACTCTTCTCTTGGTAGATTACGCCACGCTTCATATCTACGAGTATATGCATTATCTACAGGTTTCCATAGATAAGCACCACTCATTGCATAACAACTACCACATATAGAACTTTTATCTTTCTGTAGTTCTTTACCTCGTCTACAATATCTAGTAGGTATACCCCAACTATAACAAGGCATCTTGCTTGTGTTAGATAGACCACCTACTTTGTCTTTAGCTATTTGTAGTTCTGTCATCTATAACTCCTCCCTTTCTATTGTGTCTTCATATACATCTACTATCTCATCACAGCTTAGCATAGCTACAGCCTTATATATAAAGCCTTGACTATCTTCACCATATATTTCAACTTCTGAATCATGATAGGATAGAACATCAAGTTTATCTCCAACTTCATCCCACTTTATACCATGCATATTAATTACTTTCATCTACTCTCCTTGTTCATTTTTTCTATCATATCAACATACTGTATGAATGTCAAGTTTTGATCTACACACTTTGGACACTTCATCTTTGAATACTTCTTACTTATTATACTATATATAACATTGTTACTGTTAGGTACATACATATCTCTTTTACAAGTCATGCATTTAGTTCTCTTGACCATCTATATCCTCTACTTGTTTTATGCATTCATCACATATGATATAACCCCAATTGCTGTCTAAGCTCATAGACTCCTCGAAGTTATAATGTATAAACCCTATAAAGCCACAAGCCTCACACTCATATTCTATCTCTTCGTGATATATAGCCATATCTATATAAGTCCTACAAAATGAAATGCAAATATAAATACTACAATATATAAAGCTACTGCTGATCCAATCAGTAATAACTTCTCATCTTTATCTATTTCTATCTTCATGCTATCCTTTTATTTCGTCTAATGTTTTTTGTAATCTTCTCTTTAACCTTTCAAGTTTAAAGTACATAGATGCACTACTATCAATTAAATCTTTTACCTGCTTAATTGTATGTTCATGTTCTTTTATTATTTCTTTTTGTTTCATTACTTTCTCTTATGTCTACCTTTTTTGTTAGTTAAATAATATAAACCATATCTATCAACTCTTGTTTGATAGATGTGATTCAAATATTCCATAGATATTTTTGAACGTAAAAAAGCCAAGCGTTGAAACTTGGCTCTTTTACTTTTTTACTATTTTACTTTTACTTTTACTTTTTTGTTGTAGCCTGTACAGGTTTTAAAGATTCTTTAGGATTTGCAATTTCTTTAGCTTCTGCTATGTCATCCCAAGTTAAAGCCCTGTTAGGCTCTTCAGAATGCTCAAAGAACATACCTGCTGTAGCCTTCTTAACATTTAGCTTGGTTTTAGCTATAGAGCCAACTTTGTTATTTCTACAGTTAAAGAATAAAAAACCATTCTTAAATATTACATCTTTATTTCCAATTACTTTCGCACAAGATCTGTCTAGTTCAGATCTGATCTTTGTTAGACTAGCACTCTGATAAATCTCATTCTTTCCATATAGTCCATAATCATTGAAGACATTTTCTAAATTTTCTACTAACTTTTTGTGGTCATAAGTTTGTAGGTCATTATCTTCTAGTGTATCGTTTATAGAGCTGACAATGGTGTTTATTTTATCTTTGTTTAATCTCTTTACGTTTCCATTCATATCTTTATTTTTTGGATTTTCTACGTATCTTTTAGCTACTTTTATAGCTTTATCGTATGCACTTAACATCTCTTAACCTTTCTTTGTTAATCTATATTCATTCAAACCATAATGAAAGAAAATATTTTTACAGATAAAATCTTCAGCCT